CAATTTCTAATTGTCTCTCTCCGTCGTCCGTTTGCTCAGCTCTTAACTTTGCAAGATGTTTTACAAATAATTTCTCCATGTCTTCCAGTTGCTCTTTTTTATCTAAAGCCCTAGAAAAATCTTCTAATAATCTTGAAGCTTCAAGCAATCCCTCAGCATAATCAAGAGACCAATCTTTTAAATGGTTATTTTTTGTGCCTCCTTGTAAATATCTAGCTTCCGCCATTTTAGAAACTAACTGGGAAAGTCTGTAAATTTGTTTATTCATAATAATCTCCTTGAGCAGTTTTGAGACTTGCTCAGGTCATTAAATTTATTTTTATAATTTATATATTGGAATCCCTAAAAGGTCAGCTGGTGCAGGTCGCCCTGTTATTGAGCCTCTTGCATCTTTATCATCTCCACATTCCAAGATTTCAATAATAGTAGTCTCATTAAGGTATGAGCTTCTGTGGTTATTGCATCCAGCAATGAAATAAAAAACTTGCTCCATGACTTCGTCGTTGTCATTCCAGCGAATACCATAACGAGTATTTAAAAATATTTTGTTAGCATCAACATTATATTGGGCTACTAATCGAGTGCCATGATATTCAACATTACCATCATCATCTTCTACCAAATGCCTTACCCCATCTGATGACCAAGATAATTGAATACAAGTCTGTCCCTCTATTTTACGAATAGAAAGTTCGTAATTTTTGTGAAAGTTTTTTGAATCTAATCTCATGAGATTCTCCCTAGATGAACGAGTAGTACCTAAAAGTATAGTACTATCCTTTTGGTTAGTAGTTACCTTTGGGTTACTGTATGTCTCTGTTTTCATCATATTCCATTATTGCACAAATCGGAACTCAATACAAGTATTTTTTTTTAGTACTTATATACTCCTTATTGTAGCTCTATATTTTGCTCAAATGTTGGCGAGGGTTTTATAATAATCTTGTAGCCTTATGAGTTCCCCTTATAGATAGTAAAACAATCTACCAATAGCTTCTTACTGTAATGTTATATCGTAACATTCTAATATGCTATATAGTCGATTACCTACCACACTCACAGCAACTCAGAGCAAGTCAATTATATAGCTCCCCACCCCCCCAAACGACATGTGTATGTATATATATAGGATTATTCAACACATCGGGGGGGAAAAAAAAGAGTTAACTATGGTGTCATTTTGCATAGTATGGTACTTTAGGTTATAATAGTATGAATATGGGTAAAATACTGACAGAGCAACAAAAGATGTTCGTTCAGAACTTTAGTCAAACAGGTAATGCAACTCAGTCTGCTATTAAGGCTGGATATAGTGTCAAGACAGCAGAACAACAGGGCTACGAACTAAAGAATAAACTAGCCAATGAGATAGAAACAGCTACTAAAAAGCTGATTTCAAGTGCAGTACCAATGGCAGTACACAAATTACAGGAGCTAGTAGAAGACCCGAAGGTTAGTGCATCTGTAAAACTGGGTGCAATCAATTCAATCTTGGATAGAACTGGTTATCAAACAGTTCACAAAGTTGAAAATGTAACTAATCAAAGAAGCGAAGAGGAGTTGGAAGCAGAGCTAAAAACCCTTTTGTCTGGTTTGATGGTTGGACCTAGTAATGTTAACTAAAGTTAATGAGTGAATTGATATTAGATTTGCCTAATAAAAAATACAATACTATAGTTATAGACCCTCCATGGAAAATATCAATGTCAGGGAAAATAAAACATAGACCTAATAAAAAAACAAAATTAGACTATGAAACAATGACTTTAGAGGAAATAAAATCTATACCAATATACAAAATTGCTAATACTGGTTGCCATGTTTATTGTTGGACTACTAATAAAATGCTAAAGGAAACCTTTGAAGTGTTAGAATCATGGAATGTTAATTATCATTTAACTTTAGTTTGGACAAAACCAACTGGAATGATGCCTTGTTTTGGATATAAATTTGCTACTGAATTTTGTTTGTTAGGTTTTTTTGGTAAACCTATGCAAAAATTTACAAATATGGGTAAATTAAATTGGATAGAAAAAATGCCACAAAAACCACATTCAACTAAACCACAAGAATTTTATGATTTAATTAGAAAAATGTCCCCAAAAAATTATTTTGAAATGTTTGCTCGTAAACAACGAAGTGATTGGGATGTTTGGGGAAATGAAATTGAGTGAACAACTAGAAAGAGCAGTAGAGATAGCCAAAGAACTTGAAAGGCGAAAGGCTTTGAATCGTTTAAAGCACTATGAGCCGTATGAATACCAAACTAAGTTCCATAATACAGTAGCATCTCAGAGATTACTTATGGCTGGTAACAGAATAGGTAAGTCTTTTTGTGGTGCAATGGAGATGGCCTACCATTTGACTGGTAAATACCCAGACTGGTGGAAGGGCAGGAAGTTTTCTAAGCCAATCAGAGCCTGGGCAGGTGGTTCATCTAACGAAACTACCAGAGATATCTGTCAAAAAGAACTATTAGGGCAGCCAGATGACCCTACTGCTAGAGGAACTGGCTCAATACCCTTTGATGACATAGGAGAAGCTACAAGAAAGCCAGGTGTACCAAATGCACATAACTCAGTAGTTGTAAAACATAAATCTGGGGGGTGGTCAAGACTAGCATTTAAGGCATATGAGATGGGTAAAGAAAAATGGATGGGTGAAGCTGTAGATGTGGTCTGGCTAGACGAAGAACCACCAGGTCCTATCTATAGTCAGGCACTAACAAGGACTGCTGACAGGGCAGGAATGGTGTTTATGACCTTTACTCCAGAAAATGGCATGACTGAAACAGTTGCACAGTTTGTAAACAACTTAAAACCAGGACAAGCACTACAACAAGCTGGGTGGGATGATGCACCTCACATGACAAAAGAAGTAAGAGAGCAGATATTAGCTGCATTACCACCACACGAAAGAAAAATGAGAGAACAAGGTATACCACAACTAGGTTCTGGTCTTGTATTTCCTGTAGCAGAAGATGAAATAGTATGCGACCCAATAGATATTCCTACACATTGGCCAAGACTTTGTGGATTAGACTTTGGTTGGAATCACCCAACAGCTGCTGTGTGGATAGCTTGGGATAGAGATGCAGATATAGCATATGTTTACGATACTTATGCACTACGACAAGAATCTGTACCTATTCATGCAAGTGCAATCAAAGCAAGAGGCAACTGGATTCCTGTTATATGGCCAATGGACGGCAGACAAGCTGACAAAGGTTCTGGTAAATCACTTACTGAGCAGTATAGAACAGAAGGTGTGAACATGACAAAGGAACATTTTAGTAATCCACCAGCACAAGGACAGAAAGAAGGTTCAGGTGGTGTGTCAGTCGAAGCTGGTATTATGGAAATGTATACTAGAATGAAAACAAAACGATTGAAAATATTTAAAAATCAAGATAAACTTTTACAAGAATTAAGAATGTATCATAGGAAAGATGGTAAGATTGTTCCTATAAATGATGATGTAATATCAGCTATGAGATACTGTGTTATGTCATTAAGAAAAGCAAGGGTCAAGAATTACGAACCTACCTATATACAAGCTGATTCGGAGTTTAGTATTTTTGCATGAGGAAAGAACACAAAAACCCAAAGGGTGGATTAACAGCAGCAGGTCGTAGATTCTTTAAAAAAAAAGAAGGAGCTAATTTAAAAGCACCTGTAAAGTCTGGTACAAATCCTAGAAGAGTTTCTTTTGCTGCAAGGTTTGGTGCAATGGCTGGAGCATTAAAAGATAAAAAGGGAAGGCCAACAAGACTTAAACTTGCATTAAAGGCATGGGGATTTGGAAGTAAAGAAGCTGCAAGAAATTTTGCAAAAAGACACAAGAAGAAAAAGTAGGAGGAATACATTATGCCAATGGGTAAAGGAACATACGGAAGCAAAGCAGGTAGACCAAAGAAAAAGAATGGTGGACTTACTAAGAAACAAAAGACATTACCACCAGCTTTGAAGAAAAAGATTGCAATGTCTAAGAAGAAAAAGTAATGGCAAGAAAATTTAAGAAGGTTGCTAAGACAAAGGGTGGTGTACCAAAAAAATATGTAGCTGGTGCAAAGAACCCAAAGAAGCGAGAAGCTGAAATAAAAAGAACTCGTAAACTCTACAAAGCAGGAAAGCTAACTCCTGCTATGATGGATAAGATTAGTAAGCAAAGGAGTAGAGGATAATGGCAGTAAAAAAGAAAACAGGAAAGTATTCAGGAATATCTGGTTCTTCTAGGTTTTCAAAGTCTAAATTAGATGCTGTGTATAAAAGAGGTCTTGGTGCTTACTATAGTTCAGGTTCAAGACCAAAGACATCTGCTCATGCTTGGGCTATGGGTAGAGTTAAAAGTTTTGTAACAGGCAAAGGTGGAGCTAGGAAAGCAGATGCAGATTTATTAAAAGGAAGGAAGAAAAAATAATGGGTAGAGCAAGAGCAGTTACATCTCCAATAACAAAAACAATTTCAAAAACT